ACTATAGTCCAATCTGCATTATCAGGTACTGTAACAGTTTTGCCTTCGGCAATTGTAATGGGCCCAACACTCATATAATTCCTATCAGTTGGGATAGTTAAATCTTTATCAATTGTTTTACTACTACTAAAAAACATAGTGTTATGTATTATATCCAATTGTGTCGCTGCTTCGTCTAATTCATCATATGTTAAAGCAGATCCTTTTGTTATTCTTTGTTTTGCCATACCCCGTGCCTATTCTGGTTTTGTTGGAAAGGTTACCGTATTTGGAAAACCTTCTTGTTCTGGAATATTAAGTAAGTTTGTTCTATATTGAGTCCAAGCATTTTGTTGTTCGGTTGTTAATTCTGCCCAACGTAAAGGATTAGTTACAATTGGATCTACCTGTGTTTCAAGAAGTATATCTCTTTGTGCACGAACTAGAGCGGATTGTCTAGCATCTTTTTCTTCCTGAGTAATCCTTGTAAATTGTAATAATGCCAGATCTAAAAGTTCATCATTATTTATGGTAGTATCCGTATCGTTAGATCTTAATGAGTAAGGTATCCATCCATAAACAGGATGCTCAATCTCTAAATCAAACTCTGTATCGTCATCATTTTGTGATACTACATTTCTTATATTTGTAATTGGTATAGACATATTAATCCTTTATGATATTCTGACCCAAACAGCTGTAGCTTCAGCAGTGGAACCGCCTTTATATATCTCACCCATAAGTCTCCATGTTCCAGGTAACGCAGCTCCAGCAGCTGCTGACCACCGAGTTCCTGCTGCAGTAGAGGATCTTAAACTAGAACCAGGAAATGTACCACCAGCAGCGGGAACTGCACCTATATAATGATACCCCTGTATATAGGTTCCAACAGCAGAATAAGCTGTAGATTGAGCCGATGGTATTGTTGGTGTGCCACTTAAATCAGAATATGCTCCGGAAGTTGCCACACTTGACAAACTACTAAGTTCGGAATTCACAGAAGAAAAAGCAGATTGAATATTAACAAATTCGGCATTAATTTCCGAACCTCTGACTATTTTATTAGTATCTCCAGCAGGCAAGGCATCTTTTGCAGCAAAATCTGTTGTTTTATTATACGCCATAATTATTATCCACCATATTCATTAACACCATATTCTCCTATTCCATATTCAGCAATTAAACCTGTTGCAATAACAGTTTCATCTATTTCTGCAACAACAACGGCTAATTGTTGTGCTTCAGGTGTACCAGTTGTTCTACCAATTTCATCATAATAAACACCAACATGACTTATAAATGTAGCCGGTGTTCCATCAGTAGAATTTGGATTATCCTCTACATAATCATTATTTATATGGGCAAAAAGTTCCTCTTCAGCTTGAGAAAGTGGAACTATAAATTGATAACATTGCTCTATTAATGCTTGTTTTTTTACGGGATCTGTTTCTGCCTCAATTTGTGGCAATAGTGTTGCATAATCTGGATTTCCAATTATAGGTTCTAAATTATCTAATTCAGCAATACCTGTAATAAATTTATTTATAGCCGTAGGACGAGATGAAATAGCATGATTCATAGCGCCATTTGGCATATAAAATGTATATCCTACATATTCAGTAAAGGTGTGAACATGATATCCAGCTGATAATGCTGAGGCATTAATATCTGTATAAAGCGGATAAAAATAACCTGTTAAACCGGTTCCAAATCCTGTAGCACCTGTTCCATAAACGTAAACAGAAGGTATAACAGGTTTTACAACAACAGCAGCGACAACGGCTGTTGTGGTTTCCTCTTCTGTTTCTTCCTCTGTTTCCTCCTCTGGTTCTTCCTGTATGACATATGTTATATCAAACTGTCCGACAGGAGTAACGGCACTAGAAGCACCATTTGCAATAGTTGTACCTTCAATTGTTACTATATCACCAGTATTATTTGTAAACGTGTATACAGTGGTTGTTACCTGCGTTGTTGTATTTACAGCTGATACGTAAGCAACAGCAACATTTGAAGCACCGTAGACATCAGGCCCAAAATTTTGAACATAAATGGGTACCGAAAAAGTTAAAGTTGTTCCAGGATTAGAAGTATAGGTTGCTGTCGTTCTGAAAGTAGTAAATGCATTTGAACCTACGGATACATTTGTGGCTCCCATTTGGGTTAAACAGGCGGATACACATCCATAAATGCCTGTACCAGCAGTATTACCTGTTCCAGATAATCCTATATCATACCCTGATTGAGTCATACTAGGGTTACCAATAAGTTGTGGTCCAGTATTTGCTGCCATATTAAATGCAGCACTAAAATTTGTACCTGTTTGAGTAGTGACTGGATTAGTTGTTTCTGATCTTACTAAAGTTAACCCTGTAATACCACCATAATCATTGGTAGTGCCGTTATATAAAGGAGGTGTTAGTGATATATTAGCCATTTGCAAAAACGTTTCCTGAACCAGTAGCCGCTGCATTACCGACCCAAGATCCATGTCCTCCGGTACCATCACCTTTACGATGAACTTGTATTCCGTTTACATATACGTTTGATGAAGCACCAGTTGCCGGATCTCCACAAGCAGTTATGTCGCCTTTTCTTACAGCACTAGCACCATTTACAAAAACATCACTTGATCCAGTAGCGTAACTTGTTTTATGAAATGGGTTCGGAGTAGGACTAGCATGTCCAATATGTTTATCAAGACCTTTTCTTACAATAGCTGGCATTAGTTTAAATCAATCCTTGCTGCACTTACTTTAAAATTACCACTACACTTAATTTCCATATCACCTGCTTCAACATATGTATTTGCTGTTTTTATCACTAAACTTCCATCTGGATGGAATTCCATATATGCTCCAGATTTATGATGTATGTTTATTCTTTCAGCATTCGGTGTGTCATCAATTTCAATAACATGGCCACTGGTAGTTTCTATTACTTTATTATGAGGATATGTCGCTGCATAAGGATCGGATGGAGCACCTGAAACACTTACAGTTTTACTAAGAGTATTTGTTCCACGAGCAAGTTGATTTGTTGTTTTACCACCAGGCGCGGCCTCTTCATATTTTGGAAGTGATCCAAGTATTAATGGATTCTGTGAATGTTCGCCATCTAAAAAAACACCAAAAACTCTAGCACCAACTTGTATTCCTAGGTTATTGCCAAGCCCATTAGTACCACCTTCGGTAATAGGCATTAATGGTTGTGCCCATGGCAAATCTGCATCAGGAATATCGTTTTGTGATCCTACATGAATACCATATATTCTTACCTGTGCTCTTCCTAACTGTAATGGGTCGTTAATACTTTTTATGTCGCCAATAAACCATCTTGTATGATCACCATAAAAATCCATTAATGTATTTGGTATTTCCATATTAACCTCTACGCCTACCTAATTTTATACATGTTAACGAAAGATCATATTTTTCTTTTTTAAATGTATGTCTTGCCGCAAACATAAGATATTCACCTGATTTCTTTTTATCTATATTTGAACCAAGAGCCTCTGGTTTTGATGTTGGTATTTCAATATTAATTAAATTACCTATCGTCGAGTGCTTATTACCATCAATAAAATCAGACCCATCAATAGTAATATTTAAGGGTTCGCCTCGAATAATTTTATTCATTGCTTTAGATATAACCTTTAATTTATAATCTGCCAAGGTTTTTTCTTCGCCGTAACCTAAAACATATTCATCAGTATCTATTGTTCTGTAATTATGCCCACCACCAATTATTGATACATATGATGAGGTTAATTCATTAAATGATTTATTTTCATATGTAAATTTTGGCGATACTGGTGGATTGTTTTGCCCTTGTTTTAATACTGATTTACTTATTAATGGTTTAAATAAATCTTTAATTACATCAAAATGAAATATATTTCTTGTTTCGTTTGCTGTATCAATATATTCAAAATTAGAACCAATAACAGAATTTTCAATTAAATCAAATAATGTTGCCGTGCTTGAAAAATTTGCTGCTATAATATTTCTATTTCTTGCCTCAGATTTAGAATTTGCAGAGGCAGTATGTGTTCTAAATGGTGCATCACCGTTTATTGGATCGGTTGTTAATATTGTGCCTAAATCAAAAAATTGTAATTCTTTTTTTGCAAGGGTTGAATATAAAAAAAATGGATACCCATTAATTGTTTTTGCCTTTTGTTTTAACCAAATTAATGCTTGGATAGGGTTAAGGTTAGGTATAATAAGTTTTATATTATTTTTATCAGCACTATTAGTTTTAATTGGTTTGCTCTGTAAAAAGTTTTTTGAAATTTTTGTAATAATTTCAGATATCTTACCAGAATATGCTTTACTTATAATTTGAACATTTGAAAAATATGCAAAGTCTTCCATCAATTGAAATCCAACTACTTGAATATCATTATTAACTTTTTCTATGGTTGGTACATCCGTGACATAAAAAACATTAACAATTACTTTTGATCCTGGTTTATTTGATTTAATTGAAATTGTGAATTTTTCACCACCTAAAAAATCAACATTTTCAATTAATTTTTCACTATCAAGTAACAATAATTTTGCAGTTAAGTACGGTTTATCAATATGTTCATAAATATCCAAATCTGTGACAATACCTTTACATTCTATGGGAGACTGAAGTCTTTCTGATTCAAGTAAAATTGAATCAAATCTAAAACTTGTTTTTGCATCGGGAGATTTGGTATCAGCCATATTACAATCCTACGGCTGTTCTAAATGATTCTGCTACAATTTCTATGGAATTAGGTCTAATAACTTGTATTTGTTTTAAATCACTATTTTTAGCTGATAATTTATCCAACCACGTAATTGGTGTTAATAAGCCACCTGGATCTGAATAATCATCATTATTTTCAAAACCAATATCAACCCATTCCTTATCTGTATTTTCATAATGATGAATAGCATTATACTGTATTTCAGAATTATTTAAAATTATAAACTCTCCAACACCCTCAGCATTCGTTGATGAAATTAATTCAGAATTTAAAAATGCTGGATCAGGAATGCCTTTAACCCACAACTGACCAAGTTGTAAATTTCTGTGTATAATTGTTCCTGACGCGCCAGATGTAAGACCTAACATGGATTGGCCTATTTTAAATTTATCATATATTTTTGTACGAGTGGTTAAAACCGTGACATTATATTTCTTTTGAGCAAACAAATATAATTCGCTATTTGATAATGGCCAACCTGATTCTCTTAATTTATCATTCATCAGAAAAAATGTCCAATGATAATCTGGAGTTCCATATATTTTTTGTGAAACTTGATCAGGTCTCTCGTCAGGTAAAATATTATAGTCTTGATATAATGTTACCTTATCCTTTATTTGATCAACAACATCAGAATATATTGAAAGATTTTCAAAAACGTCATCGGTTGCTTCATCACCAAACTTATAAAAGGTTCTAGGAAAATATCTAAAAAAATTCATTATGTGCCACCGTGTGCTTTGTGCTGTTCAACTGCAGTGCTATTTTCAAACTGATAAAAAACATCATCGTCCTCATTTTGAATATCTCTTCTGCTGAGAGCCTTATATTCAGAAAATACCAAATTTATGTCAATCTGAGTTGGCGAACCATCAGGATGTAACACGGCATTTACTTGGTTATAACTTGTTTGAACGCCAGTTAAGTATGACATTTTAATTGGTGTGCCTATATTTTTAAATATTTTTTGTCCACTTGGTCCAACAGGACCTTCATTTGCTTCAGATAATAATTTTATTCTAAATAAATTTGGATACCTATATGCAATTGAAAAATCTCCGGCATCAAGAAGTTCCTCAGGGTATGCGTGATATCTAAAAAACTTAACTATATTTTTAACCATAATTGATTCATCTTGATTTTTAGGAAAAAAACTAAATTGAAATGAAAAATCCCTAACATTAACCCCTTGAAATTGTGTTCGTAAATTAGGATTTAATGTAACTCTTGCAGTTAATCCAACAGCATTTTTTATACTGGTCGGTAATGGAGTCATTTGACTACCTCTTACAGCCGCAACAGCTGCGGTTTCACCTGCTGCCCCGGTACCTAAAAAGAAATCAAAAAGAGATTGGCCAGTTTCTTTTAACGCTTGAAAAATACCGGCGCCTATTGAACCACCTCTTGAGGCAGACCGTGCAACAGCTGATCCGGCAAGACCCAATTCAACATTTGTATATCTTAAAGTATCATTAACATTAAATGAAATAGGAACATAAAGACTAACATTTTCTCCTCGAATTACACTTGTTTTTATACCAGATGATGCGACCTTTATTTCCTCACTTGTTGCTTTTCTTTCTGGTGTTTTATCTCCACCTTTTATCTCATCAGCAGTTGACGATGAAAAAAAGCTTGCCGTAAATTTTGGAGGTAAAACTTTTATTGCTTGAAATACTATTTTTGATTTAAATTCTGGATCCCTAGTAATAGGATACATGTAAGGCCCTTGACCACTGTTATCCGGTAATGCCATTTTATTCCCTTATAGATAATATAAACACTTTGAATGTATTTATAGTGAAAAGATGGCATATTCTGGGCATTATGTAGTAAAGAATCCTAAAAAATATAAAGGCAATCATGCCAATGTTGTATATCGTTCGTTGTGGGAAAAATCTGCATTTATGTGGTGTGATGTAAATCCAAAAGTAAAAGGTTGGTCTAGTGAAGAGATTATCATACCATATTATTATGATGCAGATAAAAGGTATCATAGATATTTTCCAGATCTAAAAATAATCATGGAGGATAAGATTCTTTTGATTGAAATTAAACCGGAAAAGGAAACATCGCCACCAACAGGGCCAAGACGCACCAAAAAATACA